CCCAGCGTGGAGCGACCTTGGCGGTCGCTTCGCGCTGGTCTATCTCGAGCCGGAGGAGCTGGGGTGACGGTCTTCGGCCGACGCTGGCGGGTTCAGGTTGGAGACCTCGAGGTCTCGGACCTCGACTTGGAATTCACAGTCAAGCGGACGCTCCGAGCGCGGCCGGGCGAGGCGAAGATCAAGGTTTTCAACCTTAGCGCGCCGCACCGGGCCGCGCTCCTCTCCGAGCGTCGGCCCATCGTTCAGCTCTCCGCGGGCTATGACCCGCCGCCGCTCCTCTTTCGCGGCGACGCGCGCAAGGTCGAAGTCTCCCGCGACGGCTCCGATTGGATCACCACGATCACCGCGGGCGACGGAGAGCACGCGATTCGCACCGCTCGCGCGTCGACAGCCTTCGCTCCGGGCACCCTCCTGGCGGACGCGGTGCGCTCTCTCGCGGCCTCAATGGGGCTTGGACTCGGCAACGCGGCCGGGGCCGCGGCGCTCACCTCCGCCGTGCTCCCGGAGGGGGCGGTCGTGCGAGGCAAGGCCGCGGACGAATTGACTCGCCTTTGCTCCTCCGCGGGCCTCTCGTGGTCCGTCCAAGATGGCGTCCTCCAGCTCCTCGCCGTGGGCCGCGCGCTCTCCCGCGTGGCCGTGGAGCTCTCGCCTGACACCGGGCTCGTGGAGTCGCCCGAAAAGGGCAAGGGAGGCACCGTCAAGGCCCGCGCGCTCCTCCTCCCGGACCTTGTGCCGGGGCGGCTCGTGTCGCTCCGCTCGGAGGTCGTGACCGGGACGTTTCGAGTCGAGGAGGTGGAGTGCACGGGCGACACCCGCGGGGACGATTGGTACGCGAACCTAACCCTTCGACCTCCTCGAGCGTGACCATGAGCGAGCGACCCGTTGACCCCGACCTTGTGGACGTTTTGGACGCGCGCACGGAAGCCCTCCTCCTGGACTTCGACGTTGCGCTCCCCGCGCGCGTGCAGGCCTATGATGCCGCGCTCCAGGTGGCTGACGTGGTCCCGCTCCTTCGACGGCCGGTGCCGCTCGCCGACGGCACGCATGACTTTGAGGCGGACCCGGTGTGTCCGAGCGTCCCGGTGCTGTGGCCGCGCGTCGGCGCGTGGGGCCTCTCGCTCGCGCTCGCTCCCGGAGACACCGGCCTCCTCGTGTGCTGCGACGGAGACCTCGCGACGTGGAGAGTGGGAGACGGGTCCGTGGTCGACCCCGTCCTCCTCCAGCGGCATCACCTCTCCCACGCCGTCTTCCTGCCGGGCCTCCACCGGCGCGGCGCGCCCCTCGAGGCCGCGGCCTCCGGCTCCGCCGCGGCCGTGCTCGGGAGCTCCTCGAGCTCCGGCCCGCGGGTCGTGATCCGCTCCACCGGCGACGTGGAGGTCTCCGTCGGAGGCTCCGTGCGGGTGCGCGTGGCCGCGGACGGCACCGTCCACCTGGGAGACTCCGCCGCGTCCTCGCTCGTGGCCCTAGCGACGCTCGTGGAGGCCCGCCTCACGGCGATCGTGACGGCCTTCAATACCCACACGCACGTCGCTCCTCCCGGCGGCGGAGCGACGGCGGTCCCGGTGCCGGTGATCACCGGCTCGAACGCGGTCGGGGCCTCGCGCGTCCGCGCGACGTGAGGTCGGAGCGAGGTCGGAGCGAGGTCGGAGCGAGGTCGTGGCGGCATTGCGTGCCAAGCGCCCCTTGCGGGCCGCGCGCGCGGTCCCGCACCCTCGCCCCGTGCGTGACCTCGCTCTGGACTCCGACGGTGACCTCGAGCTCTCCGCCGGGCGCGCCCGCCTCACCACGGAGGAGGACGGCGAGTCCGTGGCGCAGCGCCTCCGCGTGCGGCTCCGTCTCTGGCGCGGCGACTATGCGCTTGATACCCGCGTCGGAATCCCCTTCCGACGCTGGCTTGGCTCCAAGGGAGAGGCGTCCGTGGCGCTGGCGGAGACTGTCCTTCGGCGCGCCGTGGCGACGTGTCCCGGCGTCGGGCGCGTCGACAGCTTCGCCTTCGCGCTGGACCGAGCGACGCGCATCGCAAGCGTCGACTTCGCTGTGACCACGGACACCGGCATCGCGCTGTCCGACAACGTCTTCCTTGAGGGCGCATGAGCGGGCTGGAGCCCACCGGCTGGGTCGCGAAATCCGCCGACGAATTCGCGGCCGACATGGTCGCGGCGCTCCGCGCGTCCGCGGCCTTCGGGCCGGAGGTCGACACCTCCGGCGAGAGCGTGATCGGACAGCTCCTCGCGGTGGTGGCATCACAGCTCGCGTCGACGCATGAGGCCGCGGGCCTGGTCTACGCATCGCGCGACCCTCGAGGAGCGACCCTCGCGGCACTGGACTCCGTCGCGTCTCTCACCGGCACCGCGCGCCGGGCCGCGACGAAAGGCACGGTGACCCTCACCGTCACGCTCGCCGCGGGCGTCACGCTCCCGACGGGATCGATCGCGCACGTCGCGGGCGACCCGAGCAATCGATGGGTCACTCTCACGAGCGCGACGAATGCCGGAGCGTCTCCCGCTGCGGTCACCGTCAACGCCGTGGCCGAAAACGCCGGGCCCTTCGCGGCCAACGCAAGCACCATCACCGCAATCGCGACGCCGGTGACCGGGTGGACGGCCGTGACGAATGCGGCCGACGCCGCGCCGGGCTCCGCCGCGGAGAGCGATGTGCAGCTCCGCGCGCGCCGGGAGCGAGAGCTCCGCGCGCTCGCCACCGCCAGCCTCAACGGAATTCGCGCGGCGCTCATGGCGGTGACCGGCGTGAGCTCCGTGAGCCTCGAGGAAAACGCCACGCCCGCGTTCGACGCGGTGCGCGTGCTCCCGCCGAACACGATTCGCGCGACTGTGCAGGGCGGCACGGACGCGGACGTGGGCGCGGCCCTCTTCGCCTCGCGACCGGCCGGGATCGCGACCGCGGGCTCCGCGTCCGTGTCCGTGACGGATGCCGGAGGTTTCTCGCGCACGGTGCGCTTCTCGCGCCCCACCACGGTCAACGCCTACGCGCTCGTGCGTGTGGTGGTGGACGATGCGACTTTCGCCGGTGACACCGCCCTCGCGACCGCAATCGCCAACGTCACCACGGGCCAGCTCGCGGGCGCGCCGATCCGAATCTCGAGCCTCATCACCGCGGCCCTTGCCGTGACCGGCGTGGTCGACTGTCTCGAGGCCCGCGCGGGCCGGAGCGGCACCGCGCAGTATCCGAGCAACCTGACCGCGGCACCGCAAGAGGTGCTCAAACTCGCCACGGCGCGAGTGACCGTCGTGCGGGTGGCCGCGTGACGGAGCCCGATCGGATCACGTCCCACGAGCTCGTGGCGACGCACGTGGAGGATGGCCTCGCCCTCTTCGCGAGGCAGTTCGCGACGCAACCGCGGCTCGAGGCCCTCCTCCGCGCGGCCCTGGCGTCTGTGCAGACGGTCGAAACGGACACGTGGGCCCTCTATGCTCTCGGGATCGCGGAGAGCTCTGGCGCGGCGCTAGACCAGATTGGGAGCCTCCTCCTCCTGGCACGCCCCGCGAGTCTCTCCGATGCCGATTACCGCGTGGCTCTGACCGCGATCGTGCGGGCGCACCGCTCGAGCGGGACGGCGGTCGACCTCCTCGCGGTCGCGCGGATCATCGTCGGGAGCTACGCCCTCACGCTCTCCGAGCCCTCGCCCGCGACGGTGATCGTGGAGCCCGTTGCGACTCCGCCGGTGTCCGCGGAGCTCTGCGCTGCCATCCTCGCGCGCGGCGCGCCCGCGGGCGTGGCCCTGCAGGTGGTGGACGTGCCCGCGACGACTTTGTTCACGTTTTCGGCGGACGCGGAGCTTGCGTCCTCCTCCTCCACTCTCGGATTCAGCGATACCGCCGGGAGCACCGGCGGGGCCCTCGTGGGCGTGGTGATGGCATGAGCTTTCGACGACCCGCGGCCGTGCCGCGATGGGCCTGGGGTGCGGGCGCGACGCTCGTGCAACCTCCGAGCGGGAGCGCGGAGGCGGGATTCACTACGTCGCAGCGCCCGCCCGCGCAGTGGTTCAACTGGCAACTGAACGCCCTCGGCGCGTGGGTCGATTTCCTCCGCGGGCCGGACGTGGAGCGGTGGACGCGGAGCGAGTGGGGCGCGGCCATCACGGGAGCGACCGCGATCCCGCTGGCCTTCGAATCTGCCACGAGCGACGCCGGGCAGACGGCCAGTGCGTATCGCTTCGCGGTCGCCGGAAAGCCCACCGGGTTCGCGGCGCGCATCTATGCGTCGCAGACCGGGACGGCATGGGTCCAGCGCACGAACCTGCCCGCTTCGATCACAGACCCCTTCGCCCTCGCCACCTTCGGCGGGTGGTGGATGCTCGGCGCGTTGACCGGCGCGGGAGTGGCGCAGATCTATCGCACCGCGGCCGACGACGGGACCGGCGTCGGCGCGATTGGCTCCGCCGGAGGCTCCTGGACCGCGTCGACGATGCCCGCGACCCCGACGGAGGTCAAAGCCTTCGCGCGTCTCGGGAGCGGCAATGTGGTGGCCGCTTGCGCCACACGCGCGATCTATTCGACGGATCTGGGCTCGACGTGGTCCGACGCGGCCTTCGCGACCACGCCCACCGGCAACGGCCGCGATGTGGTCGCGACCGGATCGAAGCTCGTTTGGGTCTCGCAGGATGGGGAGATCTTCACAAGCGGCGACGGCGCGTCCTTCACGCAGACCACATCGCTCGCGCCCGGCGCGGGCACGTGGCAGCTCACTGCGGGCGACGCCGCCACCGGCACTGGCGAAGTCGTCGCGTGGCGCAGCGGACAGAGCACCGCCGTCGACCTCTACCGCAGCACGGACAGCGGAACCTCCTTTTCGGCCATCGCACAGACCTCCGCGCCCTCGCGAATCACCTCGCTCCGATGGGCGGAGGGAGTGTGGGTCGCGACCTCCACGCGCGCGCCGTGGGCGTGGGTTTCCAACGACCTCACGAGCTGGCGCGCGGTCAACGTGCCGGTCGACACCTCCACGCTTGGAGCCGCGCTCTATGGTGCCGTCTGGGACGGCGGAGCGTGGCACCTCGCGGGCAACGGCCTCTCACTCTCGAGCGGTCGCGCGTCCGACCCTGCGGGCGGGGCGTATGTCGCGCTTGACTCGCCCGCCACGCTGGCCGACGCGGGGAGCTTCCGCGGCCGACTCCTCGCGACGACGGCCCCGACAAACGGGCAGGTGTACGCGTGGAATTCGAGCACCTCGCGGTGGGAGCCCACGGCCGCGGGCTCCGTCTCGCCTCTCACCACCAACGGCGACCTCTACACCCGCGCCGCTGGCGTCGACGCGCGGCTAGGGATCGGGTCGACGGGACAGGTGCTCTCCGTCTCCGGCGGAGCTCCGGTGTGGTCGTCGCTCCCGTGGGCCACGCACACGAGCACCGGCACGACGACGACGGACGCGACGACGACCACGTGCGGCACATACTCTGTCGCGACGAATAGCGCCGTGAGCATCAAGCTCCTCGTGACCGCGGTCACGTCCAGCTATGCCGCGTCGTGCGGGTGGGAACTCCTCGCGACCGCGCGAAACAACGGGGGCACCGTCACCCTCGAGGGCGGTGGCGCAATCGTGAGCGGGCCCACGGACGGAACGACCGCCTGGACGGTGGCGGCCGACGTGAGCGGCACGAGCGTCCGGCTCCGCGTCACTGGCGCGGCCGCGACGACGATTGACTGGACCGCACGATGGATTGTCGGGTGAGGAGGAGGAGGACATGACCAATCGCTTCAACGTGCTCTCGAATCGAACCGTGGCCGGGCTCGACCTCTCCGCGGATCGCTCCGACGCGGACCTTCGCACAGCGATGGGACTCGGCGGTGCGGCGCTCCTAAACGTGGGCGTCGGCGCGGGCAAGGTGGCCGCGGGCGACGACTCGCGAATCGTCGGAGCGGTTCAGACCTCGCGCACCATCGCTGGTCTCGCGCTTTCCAGTGACATCAGCGCCGCCGCGCTCAACACGGCGCTTGGCACGTCTTCGGGCCTCGGCGTGCGCAGCGAAATCGGAGACGCGGGGTGGACGGATGTGACGACCGGCACCGCGACCATCTCGCGCGTGGCGGGAGTGCACACGCTTTCGGTCAACGCGAATGCGAGCGCCCGTGAGTATCGCGCGACCATCTCGACCGCGGAGTGTCCTGCGATCGAAGTCATGGGACGTTTCCAGTTGACCACTGGCTCCCCGGCGACCTCGTGGGCAACGTCAATCTGGCTGTCGAACGTGGCCGAGACATACGGGTTCGTCTGTCAGGCGCATGAGACGGGCAAGGTCGGGCTCTACAAGGGCGACGGGTCAATGGGTTTGGTCGCACTCTCGACGGGCAGCGTCTCGCTTACGTCTCTCGCGTGGCTCCGGCTCGTGGTGACGCCGAGCTACGCAGCCGCGTACTACGGTTCGTCGGGCTCATCCACACCGCCGACGACGTGGATTCTCGCGTCCTCGGCCGCAACCACGCTCGCGACGCTCGCGGATGGGCACATGACGCACGTTTCGATCCGCACGCAGCGATCGGCCACCGGCTCGGGCGCATACGTGACCGAGTGGCGCGACCTGCAATGGCGCATCCTGGGAGTCGCGGCATGATCAAAATCGGCACACACGTCGCCTTCGCCTTCGCCTCCGCGCCCTCCGTCCCGCGCCTCGCGATCGTGGCGGAGACTCGCGCGGAAAACCCTGATTTGCCCAACGACGAGACCGTGTCTCTCGTGGTGTGCGGCCCGGCCGATATCACGCACGTCATGCGCGCCCCGTGGAGTGCCACGCTCCAGCCCGGCCACTGGACGGAGCTCGTGCCGTGAGACTCCTCGTCATCGAAGACCAGGCGTCCATCCGCGTCGCCGCGGCCTCGCTCCTCCGTGCCCACGGCCATGACGTGCGCGAGGCCGCAACCGTGGCCGCGGCGCTTGCCGCGCTGGACGATTCGACCCCGGAGGCAGTGATCCTGG